TCCAAGTCCTCTTTGGTAGGACGCTCTCCGTCGATGGCGATAAGGCCACGAGACAAGATTGTTAAAAGAGCTTTAGCGGTAGAGCCTGATTTGGCAATAGCCTCTTCATCTAAACCATTTAGCTCACGTACCTCTACGTACTTGACTAATGTGCCATCAGCTTTAACGTACCCACCTGGAAGAAAGACTCGGTTATCCGCAGGAGCCTCAGTAGCTACTGCTACTGGGGCCGCTGGGGACTCTAAGCCAATCTGTTCAGACAAGCGGTTAATTGTTGCTGCGTCTGTAATTTGTGTCACGAGTTTTGCTCCTTGTTACCTATTAGGAAAGTGTTACTGAGGTGGGTACGGCTACTGCTGTTTGACCTGTTACTGGGTCACCGTTTGAATCGGTGTAGAAGACAGACAAGCCTTCGTGTACGAGAGACATGCCCTCAAACAAGATGTTGTTGTCAGTACCGTTAAGGTCGTTGTAGGTCAATGATGAAATCCAAGCATTGTGTACACGGAACATAACGCGAGGAGTGTTAGAGCCAGTTCCTCCAGGTGTTGGTGCAGACGCTGATGCTGGGTGGTCATTGACGTAGATGTTCAAGTCAAGACGGAAGTCCTTACCTGAACCGATAGACAAGCCGCCGCCAGATGTCGCTGAGAAAAGCGCACGCATCCAGGTGATTGCTTGGTCTTGGCCGTAGACCATACCGCGGCTAAGCACGATAGGGTTGAAGGTAGTCATACCTGGAATCTGGTGAACAGTGGTGTTGTAACCACCTTCACGGTAAGCGATTGACGAGGTATTGATAGTTAGACCAGAGACGCTAGTAAAGCCTCCTGAGAAGCCTGTTGTAGCTGCTGTGGTCTGTGAGTTGAAGTAAGTGCCGCCGTTTGAAGCAGGCAAGAACTCAACGTAGAATCGGAAGTTACGTAATGGGTCTGTTGCGTACGAGCCCCACCGCGTAACATCTTTAGTGATATCTGCTGATGCCATTGTTTTCTATCTCCTTATGCTGTGGTGACTGTTACGCCGCCGTCAAATTGCGCAATGCGAATGACGACAAACTCTGATGGGCGCTGTAGTGAAACACCAACATCGATGTGGACTTCGCCGTTATCGATTGAAGTGATGGTGTTGTTAGTGCTGTCACAGATTACGTAGAAGGCTTCAGCAGCTGATGTACCACGAAGGCCACCCTGACGCCAGTAGTCTGTGAGGAAGTTACCTACAGTTGCCTTGAGCTGACGATACAAACGAGCATCGTTTGGCTCAAAGATAGCAAAGCGGGTAATGTCAGTAAGGGTCTTCTCCAAGTAGATAAGAGAACGACGTACTGGAACGTAGCGGTCAACGTATCCCTGCTTGAGGGTACGAGCACCCATGATGACAATGCCAGCGCCGTTTACATAACGGATAGCGTTGACTGGGGCTGCTGCGCTGTTCATAGAATCAAGGTCAGAGTTAGAGATTGCTAACACTGATACTGCGCCGCCGATGCGGGTCTTGATACCAGCTGGAGCCTTGTAAGGGCCAGCGATAGCATCTGTAACCAAGTACTGGGCAACTACTGCTCCGCCAGGATTGATAGAACGAGTTACTCCTGGAGAGGTTGTTGTTGGGTCTGCGATTACGATTTGAGGGTAGTAGACAGCTCCAAATGAAGAGGCGGTGTAGGCAGCTGCACGAGTCAGCTGATTAGCAACGGTGTCAACAATTGGGTCAATTACTACAAACACGTCAGTACGAGCTGCTGCATATGTAAGCAAAGCGTTAACGTTTGTAGCTCCAACAACTCCTGGGGCATTAAGAACCAAAGAGTTCTGAACAGCATCAAACGCTGAAACAGCTGCAACAATGTCAGCTTCAGCTTGACCACCTGTTGCGTCTGCACCACTTGACAAAGGTGCTCCGTTGATAGTTGCAGGTACGTTTGCTGGAGAGGACGCGTTGTCGTTAAGGTTGGTTAAAGTAACATACTTAGAACCGCTGTTAACAATCTTCAAAGCATAACGAGAATCTGATACTGACATTGAAAGGTCAGGCCAGGTCTCTACAATCTGAGAAGAGGTTGAACCACCATAGTGAACTACGAGGGTAAAGGTTGCTGCTGTAGGTGTCGGCTTAACAATATCTACGTAGACATTGTTACCCCATGCACCTGGGTTAGCTGCTGTGATGGTAAGGGTTGTAGTTGTACCAGCTGCTCCGTTGGTTCCTGAGCTGTCATAAACTGACAAGTTAGCTGCTACTGCACCTGAACCCAATACGCGCTGGACAACGCAAGTTCCGCCATTGTTGTCAATGAGGAATGAGCGCACTGCCATGCGAAGGGTGTCGGTTGAATCTGATGCCCAGTTTCCGTAAAGGTTTACGAAATCTGACCAGCGAGAAATTACTGTTGGTGTGAGCGGACCACGATTGATAGCGCCAAGGAAGGCACCGTAAGTCGTTGTGGTAGCTCCAGCTGAAGGTGGAACTGCGTTCAATACTTCTTGAACGTAGACACCTGGCCGTTGGTAAACTGCCATTTTATCTCCTTAGTTGGGTTTTCTTGTGGGGCCTATTATTGGACGGGGATGTAGTCGGACGGGATGTTCGATGGGGTTGTCGTGATGTCCACTTCCTGTACGTTGTACAGAGCGTTGTTTGCAGCTTCCTGAGTAAGCTCAGTTAGCACGCGGACAGTTATGGTGTTTCTAAACAAGCGACGACCTTCTTCAATGGTGTCGCGCTTAGCGAAGCCTTCCACAAACATGTGGCGCCACTCGTAAGTTGTATTGGTGTTGTCTGTGCCATATTCGTTCGGAAGAGGCAGATGACCATATTTTCCTGGTGTTAGGAACTTCATAAAAGCATTAAGGATTGCGCGGTCATGGCGAGGATGACGTGCGTAAGTAGTGATTTGATAGTAAAGGTCATAAGTAACTGGGTACTCGTAGCTGTAAATAACGCCTGTCTCAGGAGCCACTGCGCCGTTCTTATCGTTGTCGTAGAGGTTACCTGTCATTTGACGGTCAGTTGCTTGACGGATATCTACAAGGTCAATGGTAATAAAAGGGTAGGTCTGGCTACGGACTTCAATATCTGGCATGGTGAACCAGACCTGAACAGGACGCATAGAGCTCTTGCCGTCAGATACGGTTAGCCCTTGAATCCAGGCTTTGAGAGCAGCGTCTTCACGTAGGATAAACATTAGAGGTTCCCATCTCCGAAGAGGTAGGTGCTCCAAGCATCGCCCATTACATCGCTAACGATTGAGTCTGCGGTTGCCTTAAAGGTGCGCATAGCGGGAAGTGGTGGGTTTCCTAGGGAGCCGTACTCTAGGTCATCAACTTCTTTAATAGCAGGAGTGTTTACGTCGTAGTCTAAGTTTCCCTCTTTATACCGAACATGAACCTGTCGAGCTGATTCTGAAGGCCAGCCCATTGAAGTTGCATGGGTACGGAAAAGACCCGTAAGGGTTGAAGCTACTTCCTTAGCGGTAATGTCTATGTTATTTGAGAATGGGCTCACTTAGCGCTTTTTTTCCCCAAGAGAACTGCCGCTGTCACCATAAGCCAGTTATTACGATTATCTCTTGCGTCAGGCAGGTTCTGGAAGATGCTTTTTTCAAACTCTTCGGGTGTGCCATTAACGATATTAGCCATCGTAACTCCTAGGTGAGCAGGGTGTTCGCAAGGGGTGAAGCCATAGGCCCGCACGGGACTACTCTTTAAGGATAAATGAAAAAGCCCCCTTGCGGGGGGCTTAGTCATTACTTCTTTTTAGCTGCTTTCTTAGCGGCTGTTTTTTTCTCTTCTGGCTTTGGCTTAGGAGCTGCTGCTTTACGGGACTTAGCTGCTTTCTTAATCTTGGCGGCTAGTGTCGCGTCGTTCTTTTCATCTTGAGCTTCAAAGGTTTTGCGCTCGTTTTTGTCCATGCCTTTTTCAAACTTCTTGTCGTTGTGAGCCATTACATGCCCTTCTTACGGTTCATGCTAGCTTTTTTAGCAGGGGTAGGAGCTGCCTTCTTGGCAAACTTCTTGTTGGCAGCAGCAAGAGTCTTTTGACCGTGCTTGTCTTTTGGCTTACCACAGCCGCAGGTAGCGCACATTATTCGGCGTCCTCGTCTGAATCTTCATCCTCATCAGCATCGTCGCAATCGCAATCTCCATCGCAATCACAGTCGTCATCTGAGTCGTCAGCTGAGTCATCTTCTGAGTCGTCGGCTGAATCTGTTGAGTCATCAGCTACAGGAGCTGAGTCATCTGCAGGGGCGTCTACTGGCGCAGCGTCATCGGCAACAGGTGCCTCAACAGGTGCGGTCTCTTCTACAGCAGAAGCTGCATCTGTAGCATCTACTGCTACTGGTGTTGTTTCGTCAGTCATTACTTTTTACCTTTCGCCTTACCCTTAGCGGCCATTTTGGCCATCTTTTCTTTTCCGTACTTCTTGTCGCCAGCCGCTGCAGCTACAGCCGCAGGGTTCTTGGCGCCAGACTTCTTAGCCTTTTCTTCAATTGCTGCGAAGCGTGCGCCGCTTCCGAGCTTTGGCTTTTTTGCTGCCATTCGTCTTGCTCACTTTCTTGGGGAGGGGTTTATCTTTAGGGGTGTGTTCTTCCCACTGCTTTGCCATCTGAGGATGGGTTGCCCACATCCACTTTTCTTGTTGCCTAGACTTGAACGGCATAATTACTGGTCAAACATATCAGGTACGCCAGAAGCGTAAGCGGCAAACTGTGGGTCATTAACCATTTCTTCAGGCATGACCTGAACGCAGTCAACGAGTAAAAGGGTAAACCTATCGGCAATAATTCCTGCCTGCTGTACGCCGTATGGGCGGAATACTTCGCCTAGCCAAATCATGCGGCCGCGGTTTTGGAGGTCAGGGTTGCCGAGAACCCCAGGGACGATGGACTCGACGTCAGTAGCGTCAATCGTAAAATGAATCGTATCTGAGTTGTAGAAGCCCTTGACATCCTGCGGAACATTGCCTTGATTGATGACCGCTCTAATGACAGGGAGATGAAACGGTCCGCGCCATCTGCGACCACCTGAAACGCTACCAACATCGTAGATGTCGTCTAGCTGCGTTGTTGTTGGGTCGTATACCCACCACTCAACCGAGCTTCCTACAGGTATGGTGAGGTCAGCCTCAATACCGTCAAGGATGGCATCGGTCTCATAGTTGGCGTCAAATCGACCGCCAGGCTGGTAGCTACGCATAGCTTTAAGGGTACGGCATTTGTTCCTGATACACTGTGCATATGAATCTTGTCCAGCGAGCTGTTGCCAACGGCGGCAAACTGGCCCCCATAGTTATCTCGCAAGGCCTTACGTCTATGACGGGCTTAATGAACCCATCAGTCTTTGTAGATGACGATGGAGATATTTTAGTCAACCTTCGCCATGTTAACTACACCCTCTACCATTCTGAAAACACGCAGCACTTCCCTAGCCGCTGGGGCCCCCTGTCCTACCTGCATCCAGAAAAAGACCAGCGGCTGGCAACTACTAATTACATCTGTCGCCTTAACGCCGACCTTGAACTAACTGACCACGCTTTAATAGACACCTCTAAACTAGACGTTGCTCCGCTTTGGGAGTTTACGGGCGAAGAAGATTGTCGCCTTGTTCAATGGGATGGCGACTACTACGCGATTGGCGTGCGCCGTGATACAACTACTCACGGTGAGGGTCGCATGGAGCTTTCTAAGATTGAGCTGGATAAGAACGCTTGGACAGCTAAAGAAGTGTCACGAGTCCGTGTCCCCGCCCCAGGGGATAACAAATCCTATTGCGAGAAAAACTGGATGCCTATTCTTGACCGCGAGTACCAGTTCGTTAAGTGGACATCTCCTACTGAGGTAGTTAAGGCTGACCCACTGCAACCAGGCTGTGTACAAGTTTCATTAGAGTCTGGGCTTTCTGTAAATGCTGACCAGCGCGGAGGTTCTCAAGTTATTAAGTGGGGCAGCATGTACATTGCTCTCACACACGAGGTTAACCTATTCAAAAATTACTTAGGTCAAAAAGACGGCATCTACCGCCATCGCCTTTGTATCTGGGATGACCAGTTCAACTTAGTAGGACTTAGCCCTGAGCCGTTCTCCTTCCTAGATGCCCGTATTGAGTTTGCTGCAGGTGCCGCTATACATAATGGTGACTTGCTTATTAGCTTTGGATTTCAAGACAATGCGGCGTTTGTACTGCGTACACCTCGAGCCGTTGTTGAAGATATGATTTTGGAGGCGTTGTCTTATGGGAATTGAAGAACTGGTAGTAGCCCTATCTAATGACCCGTTTAATCCAGAGCTTAACTTTGCTTGTGCCAAGAGGTACGACAGTTTGCTACAAAGCGCCTCAGCAGTTTCTTTTTACTTAAGGACCGCTGAGTACGGGTTTCTTACTCACCCCAGCTTGGCGTACGAGTCGTTACTGCGAATGTCTATTTGCTTTGAGAGTCAAAACGACCGCATACATTCAGTTAGTAACTGCATACTTCAAGCGTTGACCGTAGATAAAACACGGCCCGAGGCGTACTTCCTTATGTCTAGATTCTATGAACGCCAAAGCAACTGGCAAGAGTGCTACACATGGGCATCGCTGGGGTTAGACCTTGTACCAGATGCACCTAACCCTCTTCTTGATTATCCTGGTTCTATAGGGCTTATATTTGAAATGGCTGTAGCTGGATGGTGGATTGGTCGTGCTGAGGAGTCTAAAGCGTTGTTCAAGGTTTTGTTAGACAGCGATTTACCTGACGATTACCGTGCGTCAGTTATTGAAAATCTTAAGAGAGTTGGCGTAGATGCTACTGTTTGATATTGGCGCTAATAGAGGCGACGCTGTAGCTGCTGGACTTAACAAGGGGTTTGACAAAATTATTGCTGTAGAAGCGGCCCCAAGAGTTTTTAAATCTTTGGTCTCTAACTTTATATATAACCCAGCCGTTGTTCCACTGTGCTACGCGGTATCTGACACAACTGGAAACGTTGTTGAGTTCTATGAGTGCGTAGAAGATGGGCTATCTACATTAGATAAGCAATGGCTGACCAACCCAAACATGCCATATAACGGCAAAGAGTACCGAACAATTACTGCCAAGACAGTTACCATTGAGCACTTGGTTGATTTGTACGGGGAGCCCGACCTAATGAAGATTGACGTTGAGGGTGGGGAGTGGCTTGTATTTAAAGGGATGACACAAAAGCACGGGATGCTGACGTTTGAATGGACTGAGGCTACCTTGCCTGAGCACTGTGACCAATTAGAGTATCTGGCTTCCTTAGGTTATACAGAGGTAGCACCACAGTTTATTGTCAACCACCTTGAAGAGCCCACAGAGTGGTTTCCGATTGCTTTTCATCTTTGTGACTGGGTGACGTTTAATAAAGCGGAGTGGGAAGACGGCGGCTGGAAGGTTGCAGGGCTCCGACCAACCGCAGACGTGGGGATGTGCTGGGTTCGCTAGAAACCGTTAAACAGTAAGGTCATTACTGTAAAGTCTGGAGCAATGGTTCCCTGGATACCTTGAAGTCCTTGCGTACCAGTTGTACCTTGAGAACCTGTTGTACCTTGTACTTGGATTCCCTGGGTACCCTGCAAACCTGTGGTTCCTTGAGTACCCGTAGTTCCTTGAGAACCAACAATTCCTTGAGCACCCGTAGCACCTTGTGTGCCTGTCGTACCTTGTGAGCCTGTAAGTCCCTGTAGTCCAGTAAGACCCTGAGTACCTGTAGTTCCCTGAGTACCTGTGGTGCCTTGTGCACCTGTTGTACCTTGTGGACCAACAACACCCTGGATACCGACAGCGCCGTCAAGGTTAACTGACCATGTAGCAAATGTTCCAGTACCGACGATACGGTCATTGCTAAATGTTAATGAGCCTGTAGATGGCGTGTAGGAGGTAACAGTTCCGTAAACAATATGTGTTGCGTCGTAAGCAACCACAATGTTTTGGCCTGTGGAGTACTGATAGTTTTGAGCAATAGTGATTGTTGTTGTACCACTAGAGCTGAGGGTAAAGGAAGTAGTAGAGGAAGTGCTGTAGTGGTCACCCGCAACACCCTGCAGACCTTGAGTACCTTGAGTACCTTGAGTGCCTTGTAAACCTTGCGTACCCTGTGCACCTTGTGAACCAGTGGTTCCTTGTGAACCTACAGCGCCCTGAGTACCAGTAAAACCTTGAGTTCCAGTTGTACCTTGGGTACCTGTAGTTCCTTGTGCGCCAGTAAATCCTTGAGTTCCCTGCAGACCTTGTAGACCTTGAATACCAGTAGTTCCTTGTGGTCCCTGAACTCCTTGGTTACCCTGAACACCTTGCGTACCTTGAGGTCCTTGAACGCCCTGAACACCCTGAACACCCTGTGTTCCTTGCGTTCCTGTAAGTCCTTGGGTACCCGTGATTCCTTGGCTTCCTGTAAATCCTTGTGTACCAGTTGCTCCCTGAGTTCCTACCGCACCTTGTGTACCAGTAAGACCTTGAGTGCCAGTAGTTCCCTGGATACCTGTGGTTCCTTGGTTTCCTTGGACACCTTGAGTACCTTGTACTTGGATGCCTTGAGTACCCTGAACGCCTTGTACGCCTTGAATACCTTGAGTACCTTGAACTTGGATACCTTGTGTTCCTTGTACACCCTGGATTCCTTGTACACCCTGGATTCCCTGGGTGCCTTGAATTCCTTGCGTACCTTGTGCTCCCTGTAATCCAACTGTTCCCTGAATACCTTGGTAGTTAATCTGGGACATGCGGATAACTGCGCCCGCTGCCTGTGGAACTGGAGATGCGGCTGATACAGCGTTAAGGTAGAGGTTGGTGCTGTCGCCGTTCCAGAATACTTCATAATAGTCGTTAGCAGTTGCGTTAACCTGCCATGTCCAACCAGTAAGTGTCGGACTGTTAGATGAAACAACAGAGTCAAATGCTGTTGATACTTGGGTTGCGCCGTTTTTAACAAGCCAGAAGTTTGCTTGGTGGTTTCCTGCGCCCGTAAGAGCAAGTTGTCCTACAAAGTCAATGAGGTAAGTACCTGTTACTGG